TGCGCTTGATCGGTTCGTGCGAAAGCTTTATGATGAAGGCTCGGAAGAAAGCCGAAACATGGCTCGTGACTTGTCTGCCAAGGCTCGTTTCTTCTCGCCTGTAATTGTTCGTGGTCAGGAAGATGAAGGTCCGAAGGTTTGGTCATACTCAAAGACTGTTTACCAGGAACTTCTAAAGACCGTGCTGGATCCGGACTTTGGTGATATTACAGACCCAGACACTGGATTCGATCTCAAGGTTACTTACGACAAGCCGAATGGCAAGATGTATCCGGAGACTGTGGTTCGTCCTCGGCCAAAGGCTTCGAAGCTCTCCAAGGATGAGAACCAAGTTGAAGAGTGGCTTGCAAATCTTCCGGACATTGATGGAATGCAAACCCGAAAGACTCCGGCAGAAGTTCAGGAAATCCTAGATGCTTTTCTTATGTCTGACGATGTAGACCCAGAAGAAATGGCTAGTGAGACTGTTCGCTCTGGTGGCAGCAGCCGAGTTGCCGACGCACTATCCGACTTGGTATAGCGGCTTATGGGGATCAAAGATCTAAAAGACCTTCTGAATAAGAAAATGGGCGCCATTGTCGCCCATGATCTTACAAAGGAAAATCCAACAGAGGTAAAAGATTGGATCCCCACAGGTTCTCGGTGGCTTGACTCTATTATTTGCAAGGGTCAAGTTGCCGGGATTCCTGTTGGGAAATGGACTGAAATCGCCGGTCTAGAGGCAACGGGTAAGTCTTACATGGCGGCACAGATTGCTGCCTCGGCTCAACGTAAAGGCATTCAGGTTGTTTATTTTGATTCAGAATCATCAATCGATCCTGCTTTCTTGACGTCAGCAGGATGCGAGCTAGAAGACTTGCTTTATGTTCAGGCAACTACCGTTGAGGATGTGCTTGGGCTAATGGAGACAATCTTAGAGCAAACCGAAGAGCGTGTTTTGTTTATTTGGGACTCGCTGGCTATGACACCAGCAAGAGCAGATCTAGAGAAAGATTTCAATCCTCAAGCAACCATGGCAATGAAGCCAAGAGTGCTAGCAAAAGGAACAGAAAAGCTTTCACTTCCAGTCGCAGACAAGCAAGCAACTGTTTTGATTCTAAATCAACTCAAAACAAACATTACCACAAATGCTGCTGAGGCAATGACCACACCTTACTTCACTCCAGGCGGCAAAGCACTTTCATATGTTTATTCGCTTCGGATTTGGCTTACAGGCTCAAAAGCGAAGAAAAACTTTATTACAGATGAAACTGGCTTCCGTCTTGGTAAGCTTGTGCGCTGCAAACTAGAAAAGTCAAGGTTTGGAACAGAAGGCCGAAACTGCGAGTTCAAGATTATGTTTGGGACAGACAGCCCAGGTATTCTTGATGAAGAGTCTTGGTTGGAAGCAATTAAGATTTCTGATCGAGTAAAGGCCGGCGCTTGGTATACTTTAACGTTCCGTGATGGAAGCGAGAAAAAGTTCCGTGCTACTGATTGGCTCAAAGAGCTAGAAGATCCTCTATTCCGACGTGAAGTCTTAGATATTATGGATGAGGTAGTAGTAAGGAAATTTGATGAAAGAACAGGAAACGCAGAAGATTACTACGACGAAGAGAGCACCGACGAGTAGAGAAAAGAGAATGCTGGGCCTTGCTGCAAAGCAGGCCAGCAACTCTGACTTTCCTGTGTTTAAGCACGGTGCTGTTTTAGCGAAGGGATCAAAAGTTTTGAGTTTAGGCGTCAATAAGAACCAGTTTAGTTCTTTTGCGGCTAAGTTCAAGAAAGAACCAGAACACGCCACTGTTCACGCAGAACTTGGTTGTATCCTAGGGGTTGACAGAGGCTCAACCTCCGGGGCAACCATTTATGTCGTGCGTATTAACTCACAAGGAGAGTGGCGTTTGTCAAAGCCTTGTTGCATGTGTCAAACTGCAATGCGGCATGTTGGCATTAGACGAGTGATTTACTCTGTCAACGAAAAATTTATAGGAGAAATGAAATTATGAAGGGACAACTAGTTGAATACCATAACCCATCACATGGAGAGCGGTATGGTGTTACAAGAGAAAAGCGAAAAGATGGAAAAACTTTGATTGCAACAAGCTGGCATGCATTATCCGGAGACGCATACAGTCCGTTTCTTCGGCTATCAGAAGAGGGAGCTTTTACTAGGTTGACACCAGAAGAAATGTATTCTCGCCAAAAGTCAATCCAAGACCATTTTGAAAGACTTTGGAAAACAAGCAATGGAGCCACAGCTTCTACAAAAACCATTATGTTTGCGAACACACTAGCAGACGGCACGCTTGAGGGACAGATTGGTTTCTTACCGCCGCCGATGGCTGAAGAACTAGTCGATTACTTTCTGAGCGTGGGGTGGTTTGCAAATGCCAAATAAAAAGATTATGATCATTGATGCCCTCAATATGTTTTTGAGGTCATATGTTGTAAACCCTTCTCTTGGGCCTAATGGAGATCCGATCGGTGGGTTCTATGGCTTTCTTAAGTCAATGCAAAAATGTATTCGTGAGATTGATCCGCAAGAAGTTCACATCTGCTGGGACGGACCAGGAGGGGCAACTCGCAAAAGATCCGAGAACAAAGGATATAAAGAAGGTCGTAAGCCAATCAAAATGAACTGGAACTATGACCACCTTACTGACGATGACAAACTAAAAAACAAAGTTTGGCAACAACTGCGCTTGATAGAATATTTGGAGGCGTTGCCGGTAAAGCAATACCTCCACGAAGGAATAGAGGCTGATGATATTATTGCTTATTTATGTGCTTTTCCAGGTTCAAAAGACGCAGTAAAGATTATTGTATCCAGCGACAAGGACTTTTTGCAACTTTGCTCTAACGATACTATTTTATACCGTCCCATTTCAGATAGTTTTGAGACTCATAAAACAGTAACAGAAAAGTATAAAGTGCACCCAGTCAATATGGCGCTAGCAAGGGCCGTAGAGGGCGACAAATCAGACAACCTACCCGGTGTAAAGGGTGTTGGCATCAAAACGCTTGTGAAGGCCTTTCCGTTCCTTTCAGAGAATAAATTTTATGGGATTGATGACATTCTTAAAAGTTGTAAGAAAGCAGAGAAACAAATGTCTATCCATAAAAAGCTTTTGGAGTCCAAAGATCTTTTACACAGCAACTACAAGATGATGCAACTTTATGCTCCGAACATTCCGATTGGGGTTGCGGACGGCATCAAAGAAGTGTATAATGAGTCGTTCTCGTATAGTCAAAAAGACTTTGATGCGAAACTGATTAAAGAGGGGTTGGGCGCTTATGATTGGTCCTCGCTTCGTCTTTTTTCTAGAATGGTAATGGAAAATCAAAGAACCCTAGTCAAACAAGGAGCTTAGTTATGATTAAAGAGACAACATTTGGTAATAAAGACGGGTTTGAGAAGTTTGGCAAGTCTTTCCAGGAAAAACTTTGCAAGCTTATTATGTTCGATCGTCCTTTTGCCGATCAAATGGAAGAAGTTTTGGATGTGTCTTTTTTTGAGAACAAAGCCTTGCAGGAACTAACAAAGCTTGTTTTCAGACACAGAGCAGAATACAGTGTGCACCCGTCCGAAGAAACCTTAGAAACTTTGGTAAGAACTGAAATTACAGATCTTCCAGAGTCAGTCCAAGCAACGATTCGGAACTTTGTTGCAAAATCTATTGGAAATCAGATTGTAGCAGATTCTGATTACATTAAGAATCAGGCATTAGACTTTTGCAAGAAACAAAAACTCCAAGAAGCTATTTTGCATTCTATCTCTTTGATCAAAAGTTCTTCATTTGATGAGGTGAAAGGAGTTATTGACGAAGCACTAAAGCTTGGAATGGACAATGACTTTGGTCACGACTTTATCAAAGACTTTGATGCTCGGTATGTAGAAAAGCCAAGACATCCGATTACAACAGGGTGGCCGCTTATTGACGATCTAACACAAGGTGGTCACGGCATTGGCGAACTTGGTGTTGTTATTGCGCCAACAGGAGCAGGAAAGTCAATGGCCTTAGCTCACCTAGGGGCACAAGCTGCGAAAGCAGGCAGAACTGTTGTTCACTATACACTAGAGTTGTCTGATAAGGTTGTAGCACAAAGATATGATTCTTGTATTTCCGAGATCAAACTAAACGAACTAAAAAATAGAAAAGAAGATGTTTTAGACTCAATCAAAGAGATTGAAGGCGCCATTATTGTAAAAGAATATCCAACAAAATCAGCTTCTGTTGCGACTCTTGATCGCCACTTGGAAAAACTAGTATCAAGAGGTATTTCTGTTGGAACAATTGTTGTTGATTATGCCGATCTTTTGAAGTCCGTAACTAGTTATAAAGACAAAAGATTTGAACTTGAATCTATCTACGAAAACCTACGAGGTCTAGCACAAAAATATTCTTGTCCTATTTGGACTGCAAGTCAAACAAATCGTTCTGGCGTCAATGCTGAAATCGTAACGATGGAGGCTATTTCAGAAGCATTCAACAAGTGTTTTGTTGCTGATTTTATTTGCTCGCTCTCTAGAACAATTGATGATCGAAACAACAACACCGGTCGTTTGTATGTCGCAAAAAATAGAAACGGTGCTGATGGGCTAATCTTTCCTTTGTATATGGACACCAGCAATGTTAAGATTCGTGTTTTAGAACCAACAAATGAATCGATCGAAGACTTAAAAAAGAATACAGCAAAAAGGCAGATGAATCACCTGCGAGAACAATACAAACAAATGAAAAACGAAGGAGAAGATAATTAATGGAACTTGCTACAAAGATCTTATCAGACATCACGGTGCACATGAAGTACGCCAAATACGACCCGGTCCAACAACGCAGGGAAAGTTGGGACGAGTTGGTAAATAGAAACATGTATTTGCACGTTAAGAAGTACCCAGAATTAGCCGGGGAAATCGTCAATGTTTATGAAGATTATGTAAGGCCTAGAAAGATTCTTCCTTCAATGCGCTCAATGCAGTTTGCCGGAAAGCCTATTGAGGTTGCGCCAAACAGAGTATACAACTGCGCTTATTTACCTATTGACCATCCAGCAGCTTTCTCGGAGACAATGTTTCTTCTTCTTGGAGGGACAGGTGTAGGATACTCTGTTC